AATCTTGTCATATTTTACACAAACAAGGTAAATATTATATAGTTCACTTCAAAGAACTATTTGCTTTAGATGGCAAAGAACACAACATAACAGAAAATGATATTGGTAGAAGAAACTCTATCGCTTGTCTTTTAAAAGATTGGGGTTTAGTTGGTTTTGAAAACGAACCTGAACTTAAAGCACCATTGTCACAAATAAAGATTATTGCTTTTAAAGAAAAGAGTGAATGGATTTTAGAACCAAAATATAATATTGGTAAAAAGAAGGACGAAAATGAAAATAATGAAAGCACTTGAAAAGAAATATGAGGCAGAAATCGCTTCTGCAAAGGCTAATCTAGATATCTACGATAAGCACCCAGCTGGTATTGGTGACCATCCTGACATTGTTGCTGCAGTAGATAGTGAAATTAAAAAATTAGCAGATGCAGAAGATAAATTGAATGCTGTCAAAAAACATTTTCCAACAGATAAACAAGAAAAATTATTTGAATGAAACCATTACGACAATTTATTGAAGAAGACGAAAATAAAAAACCATATCAATTAATAGTATTTAATAATTCAGCTGACAATGTAAGAGATGTCGGTAAAGAAGGTAGACCAGACTTTAAATTACTTAAAGACTCTGCTAGAAAAGTTGGTATTAAAATATTTGATGTTGAATGGACTGGTCTATATCTTACAGAGAAAAACAATAAAATATTTCTCAACTCTTTAGAGTTTGATGAAAATGGTTATGCTGTCACACCAGAAGAAGATGGTACTAAAAAGTATCAAAATCCTATAGAAATAAATCCTGAAAACACATTATTATTTACGCGTGGTCTTGGTACTATGGGTTATACTAGTAATAGAAGATGGGTTGATATTGTGTCAATCTTAGAAAAAAGAGGATTTGTTACTGTACCATCTGTTAAAACTTGGGATATATGTTCAAGTAAATATTTTACTGGTGAATTATTTAAAATTAATAATTTAAGAGTACCCAAACAAGAGGTGATTAGTTATTCTGATGATGCTAAAAGAGCTGTTAAAGAATTAGGATTGAAATATCCTGTAATACTAAAATCATCAAGTGGTAGTCAGACAGGTGTTGGTGTTGTCGTAGCAGAGAGTGAAAGGTCATTACATTCTTTTGTACAAATGATAAGTTTATTAAATCCTAAAATAGATTTAATGGTACAAGAACTTGTTGAAAAAGAGTTTGATGTCAGAGCAATAATTTGTAATGGTAAAATACTTGGTGCTATGAAAAGAATGGAAATGAAAGGTGATGTTAGAAGTAATGCATCACTAGGAGCAGATACAGAATTTTTAGAATTAACAGAATTAGAAAAACAAAAATGTATGATAGCTTCAGATTTAGTTGGTGGTAAATTAACTGGTGTTGATTTCATACCTGGTAAAGATAGAGAAAAAGACGAACCAATATTCATAGAAATAAATAGTATGCCAGGTTTTGGAGCTATAGATAAAATAGTTGAAGGTGAAAGCGTTACAGAAAAAATACTAAATGATTTCAAAAATAGAGAATATTGGACTTGATTTTTAATTTTTATGTGATATAATTAGTTTATGGATTTTTATACAAATGTTACACAATGGGGTAACTATCTTTTGGTTCGTGGTGTAGATAACAATCAAAGAGTTAATTTTCGTGTTAAGTACAAACCAACTTTGTTTGTTCCTGTAATGAAACAGACAGACTGGTCTACACTTGATAACAAATATGTTACACCCTACAAGTTTGATTGTATTAAAGATGCAAAAGACTTTCTGTTAAGATATGAAAGTCAACCTCATCTTGTACACGGCCTAGATAGATTTGCATATACTTACATATCAGACACATTTCCACAAAAAGTCAACTGGAATATTGAGAAACTATTAATCGTTACTATTGATATTGAGGTTCAATGTGAGAATGGTTTTCCTAATCCTGAATCTGCAATAGAACCTTTACTATCAATTACAGTTAAGAATCATCAATCTAAAAAGATTATAGTGTGGGGTATTCAACCTTACAAAAATACTAGAGATGATGTGACTTATATTCGTTGTCCTAACGAACACGATTTAATTCTAGAGTTTATGTCTTTCTGGACAAAGAATTATCCTGATGTTGTTACTGGTTGGAATACTGACTTCTTTGATATACCTTATCTTGCAAACAGAATCAATCAAGTTTGTGGTGAAAGTAAAATGAAAGAGTTGTCACCTTGGGGTAATGTATCTTCGCGTAAGATATATTCTATGGGTAGAAATCATTTGATGTATGACATTATGGGCGTATCACAATATGATTATTTACAACTTTATCAAAAGTTTACATATACAAAACAAGAATCATATAAACTTGATTATATTGCTCAAGTAGAACTTGGTGAGAAAAAAGATGAAAACCCATACGAAACATTTAGAGAATGGTATGAAAATGACTTTCAATCTTTTATTGATTATAATATTCAAGATGTGGAAATCGTTGATAAGTTAGAAGATAAAATGGGCCTTATTGATTTGGCTTTGACTATGGCGTATGAAGGTAAAGTTAATTATACTGATGTCTTTGGCCAAGTTAAGTATTGGGATATTTTGATATACAACTTCTTGAGAAAAAGAAAGATTGTTATACCACAAAAGTCTAAACATAGTAAGAACGAACAATATGAAGGTGCATATGTAAAAGAACCTCTTACTGGTTTACATAATTGGGTTGTATCCTTTGATTTGAACTCTCTGTATCCTCACTTAATTATGCAGTACAATCTTTCACCAGAAACATTATTAAAAAGTAAACACCAAGATATTACTGTTGATGATATGTTAAAAGGTGTTAAATTAAACATTCCTGAAAGAACAACTATGACACCTAATGGTGCTTTGTTTCGTACAGACAAACAAGGGTTCTTACCTGCGATGATGGAACAGTTATACAATGAACGAGTTATCTACAAGAAGAAGATGTTACAAGCACAACAAGAATTTGAAAACACAAAAGATGAAAAGTATAAAAAACAAATAAGTCGTTTCAATAACATTCAGATGGCTAGAAAGATATCACTCAATTCTGCTTATGGTGCTATTGGTAATCAATGGTTTCGTTATTACGACAAAGCTATTGCAGAAGGTATCACTAAGTCTGGCCAGTTATCCATTCGTTGGATAGAAAACAAACTAAACAATCATCTTAATAAAGTTTTAAAAACAGATGATGATTATGTTATTGCATCTGATACTGATTCTGTTTATCTGACTATGGAAGAACTTGTAAAGAAAACTATTAAGAGTGACAATGCATTAACAAAGACGATAAACTTTCTAGATAAGGTTGCTAAAGAATCTATTGAACCTTTTATTTCTAAAAGTTATGATGAACTAAAAACATATACAAACGCATTTGCAAATAAGATGTTTATGAAACGAGAAGTTATTGCTGACAAAGGTATTTGGGTTGCGAAGAAAAGATATATTCTTAATGTTTGGGATAGTGAAGGTGTTTCATACAAACAAGCTAGATTAAAGATGATGGGTATTGAAGCAGTCAAGTCTTCAACACCATCAATGTGTAGACAAAAGATTAAAGATGCACTTGAACTTATTATGACTAAAGACGAAAAAGAACTTAATCAATTTGTTAGAACCTTTCGTGAAAGTTTTCTCAAAGTTAATCCTGAACTTATTTCTTTTCCTAGGTCTGTCAATGGTTTATCAAAATATTTTGACAGTGGCACAACATTTAAAAAATCAACACCTATGCATATCAAAGGTGCATTGATTTACAATCACAAAATCAAACAAAACAAACTTATTAACAAGTATCCTTTGATACAAGAAGGTGATAAGATTAAGTTTGTTTATCTTAAACAACCAAACCCATTTACTTCAAATGTAATTACTTACATTACTAAATTACCTAAAGAGTTTGATATACACAATTTTGTAGATTACGAATTACAGTTTGAGAAAGTTTTTGTTGAACCTTTAACTTTAATATTAAACACAATCAAATGGAGTATTGATAGAACTTACGGTACTCAAGGAACATTGGAGGATTTCTTTTGATAGCTAAATTACTTATAGACCACATAGAACAAAAAGCACCAGACCACGAAGTAGCTGTACTTTTATCTGGTGGCGTAGACTCAATATCAGTTGCTTTTGCTGCACATCTTGCTTTTAAAAAGATTACATGCTACAGTTTTCAACTTGATAATAACCCATCATATGATTTTGCAAAAGCAGAAGAAATATGTAAAATAATGAATTGGCCTTTTGTTGGTGTTAATGTACCAGTTGCTAATTTAGAAGATGATTTTAAAAGATTATTAAAACACGGTTGTCAAAAGAAAACACATTTTGAATGTGTATATCCTTTTCTATATGTCTATGAATGGATAAAAGAAAAGTATGTATTATCAGGTTGGGCAGCAGATGGTTATTATGGTATAAGTAAGAAAGCTATTTTACATTATACTAAAGGTAAAACAAAACAAAAGTTTGATGAGTTTAGAGATAATTATTTTGACTATTATAATCAAGCAGGTTATCTATGGCACGAAAGAATAGCTAGAAATAATGATAAACAATTGATTACACCATACTTATCATTTAGAGTCAAGGATTATTTTTACAATAAAGATTGGTACGAATTGAATGAGCCATTTCAAAAGCATAATGTTGTAAATTCATTTGAAGAATTTAAGAAGTTTAAATTTAAAAAACATATTAACTTACAGTTAGGTGCTGGTATTGATAAGTTATTTGA